GTCTGGGTCTGTACGGAAGTGTGCTCTGTCTGAGTACCTGTTCCGCCATTAGCATTTGGCGCTTGGAGCTTTTTAATAGCGTCTTCTACAGCAGTACGGGTTTTAAGGTCTTCGAGAACCTGAGCCTTTTCGGCTTTAAGTTGTTCGATAAAAGCATCAGCATGAACTTTAGCTTTTGCAAGCTCAGTAACATCTCTGTACTTTTTACCTTCTCCCACTAAATCTTCTAGCTTAACTTGGTCAGTATTTGTAGAAGTGTTAAATAAATCCATTGGTCATGGTCTTTCTTCAATTGTACATAGAGAAATGATTTTCTCTAGCATCTCTTTTTGCCCGTTAACGTGAGCCTGTTTAAAGGCCCACGATGGGTTGTCATAATCATAACTCACTTTATCGAGTGATTTATGTATATTATAACATATTTCAATTAGTTTGTCAAGTACTATTTTACTTGAAACTACATTATTTTTAAACCTGTCCGCTTCCTGCTGGGACTGGCCCCGGAGCCATTCCGTCTTGACCTGTAGGTGTGCCAATTGCTGCTGCCTCTTCTTCCATTAATACTTGTTGGACGTTATTAGCGAGTTGTGCGGTTTCTGCTTGTTCCACGACAGACACATCTTTAGCAACAAGATTGTATTCACCAATCTCAAGAAGCTCTTCAATGAGTTTTGCCATCTTATATCCAGAGAAGTGAACTTTAATCATCGGGTCTTGGCCCAGAGGTGTTGCACTAAACTGTGACAGTTCTTGCAGAATGTTTGCTTTACGAGCAAATCTACGGGCTCCCATAGAACGAATCTTACCACGAGAGACGATATCTTCACGACTAATCTTGATGAAGTCAATAAAGTTAAAGTCTGGGTCGATAAGACGAACTTGTTCAGCTTCCATCATGTTACGTCTAGAGACTTCTAACATAGAGTTGAGAATTTTCTCAAGGAAAGCTTTTTCAAAGTGAGCGGTTTTATTTAAGAAGATACGGTTAGATGCATTCTCTAACACTTGTACTTCGTACTTAGTCTTTTCTCCCGGAGAGCGGAAACCCATAGCTTCCCTAGGGGCACCTGCCATCTCTTCCATCAACTGCATGATTTGGAAAATCTCAGTGTTTGCAGAAAGAGCTGTAGCATCAGGAGACATGAAGGTAACATCACCATCGTCACCAACATAAATCTTTTCGTTAGGACCATACACAAACTCTTCTACAAATCCTTTAATTTTCATAACAGGATGTAGGATCATGTCCATAGCGTCTGCTTTAGCATTCTCAAGGTGGTCAATACGATATTGAAGACCAATAAGATTGTCAAGAGGACCCATAGCATAGAGGTTATCAGGTCTAATTCTCCATCCTGCATGGTAGATTGGAGGCTCTCCAAACCAGCTAGGATGTTGTTGTTTACGGACAACATAGGCTCTGTCCATAACAGTAATATGATAATTTTTTAAGAGAGTGTTAGTTTCTTGGTCCCACACATCTCCGTAGAATTCTAAGAGTTCAACATAGTCGGAATCAAAATAGTCACGATAGGAACCAAAGCCGTCCACAATGTAGGACCTGTTTTTACGAGTGTCGCGTATACCGGCAGCACCAGCGCGGATATAAGCACGTTTTTGAAAAGCTTCATTTACAATTTCACCTAGATATCCCTTTTCAGGATTAGACTCGACTTCAGACATAAGGTCTGCGAGACTTGTAAGGGTCCGGATGATTTTTGGAGTTCTCCGGAAGTCTGAAGCTGTTGGGTTAAACACAATATCAAGAGGACTAATACGACGAGCTTTAGGGCCTACGTAACCTTTAATTACTGCTCCGTCTTTCTCAGAAATAATAGTTTCATTGACATACTCTACAAGACCAAATACGTTACCATAATCAATTAAATCGTACAACCACTTTTCAACTTCAAGGTCAAAGTCTGATTGTTCTAATTTATTTCTCATATATGCTCGAACACCTTTACGAATCTCAGGGTCTTCAGCCTTCTGATCTTCTCCTTCCCAAGTAATAGCATTAGTGTTAGGAAACACTGCTGCCATATAGTTGGCATGAAGGTTGTCACGAATTTGACAAAGTTTAGGAAGGTGAGTAGAGTTCTTCCACCCGAGGTCTCCCGAAGAAGTTGTTCTAGTGTCTGTAGCAAAGACGTAGTCTCTAGCTTCTTGACCCATTGACAACCATTTACGGCGAGCGTCTTCCCACTCTCTGTATAGGTCAGCAACTTGTGTTGCTAACAGATGGGGGTCCATTACATCCTGAAAGGATTGGGCTCTATTCATGTTCGTATAACTCCGCCGAACTTAGGATGATAAATCACGTTACTTCTTTTAGCAACATCTTCTCTTGATTTATTAGAAGTAGGTGCTGCGATATGTTCAATAGCGTTACTTAACGCATCTTTAATGTCATCATGGGGTGGAAAGAGAGCTACAAGCTCATCTTCTAAGATTTGACAGTTACCACCTCTATAGTGCCACACAGCCATGTTACTGTACACTGGTTCGAGAACTGCCATCATTCTTTCTTCTTTAGAACCACCATGTCTGTTTGGTTTAGTTTCAATAATAGACAACATAATACCATTTGGCTTAAGATATGATTCTCGGAGCTCTTTAACAATGGCTTGTTGTGCAGCAACCGTTTCAATTACAATCTTATTAAAGTTCCAACGAGTATGCATGTCAAGTAGACGAACATAGTAGTCTCTAATAGAGTCTGTTTTAAATCGATCAATATCTAAGACGTACATATTACGTTCTGCGTCAATACCTAGTACAATAACAACAGAAGAGTCTGCTTTCTTTGTAATTGAGTAAGACAGGTCCATAGCAGCAATAATGTTTAGACGTCGTCCAGAGATAGTCCAATATGAACCGTTCCAGATAAGCCGGGATTTATCATAGTATTGGAACTTATCTCGTGAAATGGCAGTCCCGGTGGCCCCGTTCGGGTCATTATAGTACTGTGCCCGGAATTGAGTTTGATCAAGGTACTGAGCTCTTTTCTTTGACAGAATAGATGCGTCGAACCCAAACCACTTACCATCACTTCTCTGTTGTCTTGGCCAGATAAATTCACCAGTTCCATCACCTGCATCTTCCACTTGTCTTTCAAAGAACTCATATACTGGTTTAGAACCAATAACTTCACCTTTGTTATTGTAGATGTCATACTCCATAGCAGCCATATGCCCGTAGAGGTCATCAGGGTGATACCTAGTACCAACGACCCACTCTCGGGCATCGGCGCCTGCAATAGACGCTAGAAGCGAATATTGAAGTTTGACTTTTTCTCGACCTTCTTTAGTGTAGGCATTCTCATACACAACAATGTCGTCTTGTACGATAACGTCAGCGTGAAGACCTGTAATAGCTGTGGTCAGACCAGCAGTAAATACAGTAGGGTCACGAACGCCTTCTTCTTTACGTTTAGGGTGGTCCACAGAGAACTCTGATGCTGTCCACTTTTCACGTTCACCAACCTTTTCATTTACCATCTCAGGCCAGTACTTTGAATACAGCTTAGATGTCATTAAGTCTTGAATAAATTTAATCTGTTTTTCAGCAAGGTTAGCTGTAGCAGAGATGTACAGAATTCTACAATCTGGGTGTTTAGTGATGTGCCACACGACTCGATAAGCTACCATTCGGGATTTACCGTGGTCGCGTGGCAGTAGCGTTACTTGGTGTGAACTTGCTTCAGAGCGTGTCCACCAAGAGCAAAGTTCAGAATGAACAGAACCAAGCACTTGCTTTGGGGATATAAGTCTAATAAAAGTCTCTAGATCAGCTTCAGCAGCATTTCTAATTTCCCACTGAGCAGGTGTTAGGTCTTTATCACTTCTTACGTTTGCCACGTTTATTGTCTCTCACATTTGCTCGTTCTGAGCGGATTCGGGTTGGTCCTTTTGCGTCACCATTAATATGGTCAACGTGTTTACCATCCCCTTTTTTAACTTTGCCTTCGCGCATTGCTTTACGACGGTCTTTATTTCTTTGTACCCGCTTACGAACTTCACTAGGTTTCTTTTGAAACTTTGCTTTAGCTCTTTTCTCAGCAGGTGACATCTTTTCACCCTTCATAGCCATCAAAGCTGTCCTTTAAGTATAATAGAATTCCACTTGACCTCGGTTACCATCTCCAGACATTACTCCAAAAGATGCGCCGTTACCACCATCACCAGCTTGTGTAGCTGCACCAAAACCACCAACACCATCAGAAATACCGGGGTCTCCGTCTGTTCCGGCTACGCCTGTTGTGTTTGTTGTACCACCAGAAGCCGTACCACCAGCACCACCTGTACCACCAACACCAAGACCTCCACCGCCTCCGTTGGCTGTCATAGACACAGCTCCCCCAGACACAGTTCCAGTCACTGACGATGCGTTACCAGCAGCACCAACACCGTTTGTGGTTCGTCCAGCAACCAGAGCACCAACTGTGTACGTAAGGGTGTTACCCCCTACAACAGCAATAGTACGCTCACAGAAACCGCCTTCGCCACCACCACCTGCACCAAAATCAAGAACACGTTGTCCACCAGCACCACCGCCACCACCTACTCGAATACGAACCGAAGTTGCACCAGTAGGAACTGTTTCAGTGGCACCTGTGCCAGAAGTATAGATTCTGTTTACAGGGGTAAATCCACTTCTTAAGGTTTGCATAAAAGCATTTAACATACTCATGTAAACGCTCCAGTAAGAATAACAACAGTAGACGATCTCCAGTGCATACCACCCATTTGGTTAGCTGCAAGAGTTGCAGTAGCAGAGTCAGTACCATTTACAAACATAGTAAGACCTGCACCACGAGTAAACGTTCTAGCTGCTGTACCCGGATCAAACGTAGTTTTATCGTTTGCAGCAAATACTGCTGTGTTAAGGGTTACGTTACCAGTAAGGTTAACTTGTTTGTTAGCACATTCATTAGTTAATGTACCTGTTGTTTGAGAAGACACCGCAACAGCAGCTTGAATACCTGTTGTATCAATAGTTGCTCTTAATGTACCACCAGCACTAAAACCAATCTGATCTGCACCAATCCAGTACATACCTGTGTTAGTATCACCAACAAAAGTAAAGTTTGGAACGGTTACTGTTCCAATATTATTGGACAGAGCCGCAGAACCATTACCATTTCCTGCGTATAAGAAAGAAGTATTCCAACGCCAACGTTCTGTTCCTCCTAATGTTAAACCAATTTGGTCTGCAGAAGGAGAGAAGAAACCTGTGTTAGTATCTGATGCAAAAGATATTGTAGGGGTTGCAGCAGTACCTGTAGCTGCTTGAATTTGTCCGTTAAAAGACACTTCACCAGTAGATGCTACAACAACTCTCGAAGCACCTCCAGTAATTAATCGAAGTGCAGCAGCTTCAGATGTAGACAAATCAAAGTTGCCAGTGCCACGATGAATAATCTGTGTACTAGCATTAGCACCAGTGTTATTTCGGAGAATCCTAAAAGCATAGTCAGTATAAGTTGTGTCACCTACAAAGTCGATGTAAGCATAACCATCTCCGGTACGTCCACCGCCTAACTCAATAAAGGCAGAGGCAGTTGTAACGTTTGGAGCTACTGTTACGCCACCAGACGAAGAGATACTAAGTCTACGTGCACCAGCAGTTGCAAAATCAAGAGTATCTGCACTCGCAGAATACATACCTGTGTTTGTATCACCAGTAAATGAATAGCTAGGTGCAGACACTGAGCCAAGAGAGGTGGCTATAGTTCCAGTTATCGTTACACTTCCGCCGAAAGTAGCATTACCAGTACTTCTGTTTAAATTAAGAGAAGTCCCAATAAAGGCACCAGCATCGGTGTAATTGTAGAAAACAAAGTTAGAACCGGCATTAGAACCAGTTTCAGCGTTTGAGTCTACACCAACAGCCCACCGATTAGACCCACTAGTTTGATAAAGAGTAAGTCTTTGAGTTCCAGCAGCAGTATTAAACCTATATGGGTTTGCAGAAGTGCGTGTCGTCACCCCTGAAACAGTGTGATCACCCGCAAAAATACCAGAAAGTGTTCCAGCATTGATTGTAGGAGACGTCAGCGTCTTATTAGTAAGAGTTTGTGTACCTGTAAGGGTAACATAAGAAGACCCTTCAACACCATCTAAAAGGTCTGCATCAAGTCCAGAACCTGTACCATCATTGCCTGCGTGCCAGACCTTATGTGAGACTGCACCAAAACTCCAACCACCAATCTTTAGTTGATTGTCTGTGTCCAGTCCAAAATACGCTGCGTACGCACCATTCCGATGGAATGACATAAAAGCTGCGCCGGTTGAGTTTTGAAAGACATCAAGTGAAGACAAACCCCCAGTAGCATTTGCTATAACATTAGTATCATTTTGTGCAAATCTATTGGCAGCAAAGTTCCAAGTCTGCGCGCCCGACCATGCGTTCGTGCCGTTCAGGAGGGGGATCGTTGCGCCAGAAGTGCCTGTATTTTGAGTAGCAGCAGTTCCAAGACCAAGAGTGGTTCTAGCTGTAGCAGCGTCAGCATCATCAATTAAAGTTAGACCATAAGCTGAAACAGCAGATGCGTTTAATTTTAATCCAAGAGAAGTAGACACTGTTGTAGCAAAGTTAGGATCGTCTCCCAGAGCAGCAGCAAGTTCATTTAAAGTGTCAAGTGCTGCTGGAGAAGAATCAATAAGGTTTGTTACAGCAGTCTGTACAAATGCTGTTGTTGCTACTTGTGTTGTGTTTGTACCAGCCGTAGCTGTAGGGGCTGTAGGTGTTCCAGTAAGAGCTGGGGAAGCTAAAGGAGCTTTTAAATCTAAAGCAGCTTGAAGACCAGTAACATCACTAATAATATGTGTATGGCTTGTAGCGGCTACTCCAAGAGTAGTTCTCATGGTTGCAGCATCAGCATCATCAAGCAATGTTCTTGCAAAAGATGTAAGGGGTGTTACTGCGTACACATCAGACGCAGTAGTATAAATCATTCTATCTGCAAGAGTTGTTAGACCCGAGATAGACTGAAGACCAGCATCATATGCTTGTACGTTAGTACCAATAGCTAGACCGAGATTAGTCCTTGCTGTAGGGGCGTCAGAAGCTCCCGTTCCTCCATTAGCTACGCTAAGATCAGTACCGAGCCACTGACTGTTATTTACTGTGTCGAGGAACGCTAAGTCTTGTAATGTCAGGTCAAACGCTTCTAACGCATCTAGTCTTGTGTCATAAGCTACATCAACGGCTTCAAGCGCAACAATGTCACCCTCAGCAGTCGTAAGACGTGCATCAAGAGCAAGATCAGCAGCTTCAAGCGCTGTAAGATCAACAGACTGATTAATAGCCTGTCTAGACCTTACTGGACTTTTAACCTGATTTGGTAGTTGTTTACGACCTGACATTATTTAATCCTATAATATTATGGAGCGATACCATTACCTGCAAGGGTTTTAACCCAGATGTTTTGACCCGGTTCAATACGGAGAATCCGAACCGAGTTCGGTAAGACAACAAAGAAATCTGTGCTTGCCCAAGTGGTGTCCATTGGAGGTGTAACAGTCCCAATCTTTACAGCATGGGCTACTGTGTCAGTATTTGTGTAAACACAATACGTGTCAGAAGGAGCTCCTGAGATTCCACCGCCGGGTACGCTTAACCAATAAGTACCGGCTGTACCAAGGTAAGGTTTAACATAAAAATTGTCAGTACCGGCTTCGACTTCTAAAGAGTTCTTAGAGTCACTAATATATTTAACTTCAATTGCATAAGACATCTAAGTTAACCCTTTTTACTTGGTCTTGTTGGAGGTTTTTTAAGTTGCATTCTTTTAAGAGGACGTTTCATTGTCTTAACAGGACCTCCGGTGTGATTACCACCACCTCTATCATTTCTAGAGATTTGTGGGAAACCCTGTTGAGGATCACGTCCCTTAGACCAAGGAGTCTTTTTAACAGGTTGACGTGTTGCAATACCTAATAGATCAATAGGTTTCTTCTTCTTAGGTGTGGTGTGTTTGGGGCCTTTAGTGGCACCGGGTTTATTTTGTTTGTACATTATTTTACCAATCTTAAACCAATGCGTTCCATGTCTTCACGGTCCGCGTCCAATATCTTTACTGCTTCTTTTAATTTACCTTTAACCTCAGCCGCGCTGGGTCTACCACGACCATCAACTTTATCATATTCAGCAGTTGCTAAATACTTAGCTGCGGCTAAAGCTTGTTTGTCATCATCACTAAAAGCAATATCTCGAATCTTTCGAACTGCTTTAGACTTTAATCTGGCATAAAGTTCTAGTTTCCAAGTGTCAACAGCTTCTTTAAACCAGTCTGATTTACTGTACATAAACTCCCAGTGTTCATAACAACCAAAGAATTTAAGAGCAGTTTCATACCCTGTCGGGTCTTCTGAGACCAAGAAGTGATCTCTAACAGATGGCCTAGGGTCCTTAAGATCAGTTTTAATGTCTAACCAATAAGGTGCATTCTTTATAGACTCTTCATCCATAAAGAACTTTTTACAGACATCAACAAATAATGATCTAGTTTTATAACCATTAGATGTTCTAGTAATATCAAAGATAGACATAAAACACACTTTATTAAAGATAAGACA